TTATAATGCCTTCTGGTCTGGGCGTCAACCCTCTTCTACGACTTCCGTCTCTGACACTTCTGCTACTGGTTCAGGTTCCGGCAATTTGACTCCGGTTGCCTCCAAATACTCAATAGCACCCTGAGTCTTAAACATCAGTTCTCTTGTTCTTGTAGATTCACTATTAATATTTTCCAACTTAGATGCAAGATTATTCCTCTGTTCTAATAATTGCGAAAGGTGATTTTGCTGTTCGTTCATCTCATATCATTTTGTTTCACATTATTTATAACTAAATAATTCTAAACCAATTGCATCGAAAAATGAAAAAATCACTGCTGTTTTTTGGTATGATGTTTTTGATGGCACCTTCAGCACATGCCGATATTACAAGTAGATTGTCTTCAAGTGTTCAATTAACCGTTGACGCAGCAGCATCACAAGCAACAAGAATTGGAAGTTCATACTCCGTAAGTGGTAGTAATGTTTCAGCAACTCTTGGTGGTCTTACAGCACCAGCAGGTGCAACAGATGCTGCAACAATGAATGCTGGTACATATACTCAAACAAACGATGGTGCAGCAATCACCTTCACAGAGGCATTTACACAAGGAGATGCCGTTAATGTAATCAACTCTGGAACAGATGTTACTTCAGGTGTTGTAGGTTCTCTCCCTGCTTATGGAGAAGTCACTACAACTGCTGGTGGTGTCGCAGGAACTCTTGCAGGTTCTATTGATTCTTCTGGTGCTATCGGAACTCTGACTGCCGGTGGTGCAGGAACAAGTGCAACAGGACAGTTCGTATCTGAAATTACCATTAGATAAATGAACAAATCAATTGGTTTGGGTTTAATTTTAGGTATTCTACATGGACTGCTTCAACCAGTAGGAGCAGTCCCAGTTGTTCCTAATTTCACACAAGGGTCCCAAACATCCACAACAGAAACAAAAACTAAAGTAAGTGAAACTATAAACTCTATAAATTATAATACAGGATACCAATATAGTGTAACTGGAACAAATGTCCAAATGGATGGTTCTAGTATAACACCAGGAACTAGTTCTACACCTAATAACATCGATGGGGTGACTTCATCATGGACGAATCTAAATTTAAACAACAAACCCAACTGGTCGGTAACAAAACCAGGACAGGCATTTCAATTTACAGAAACCTATCAAGGTCCTGGAATTTCAAATCAAACAATCATACAAAGAACAACGGAATTAGACAGCGTTACAACTACTACAAGTATCTTCTCCCAGTAATTACATTATTATTTGCAACTCCTTCTTATGCTGAAACTGTTGGTGGTGTTTCTGCTACTGCTGCTCCTGTTGCTAACTCTTCAGGTTCCGTTACAAACCAAGCTATACAAGTCCTTCAAGGACCTTACATTACAAACACCTACGGTGGAGGTATACAATGTCAAGGTCCCACTCTCAACTTTACACCATATGTAACAGGTGCCGTATCAGCACAAAAACCATTTGAAGATTTTTATAATGACCCAGTGTATGATTTAAGAGACCTTGATGAAGACGGTTCTTTAGATAGTCCAGGAAATATATTATACCAAGTTCCAATAAGAACAGGACAAAAAGATAACTACAGTTTGAGTCTTGGATTTTCTGCCACTTGGTCTAAACCATTAGATAGTAAATTACAAAATCAATGTAAAGAAGCAGTTGCAACTCAAATTGAAATGCAGCAACAAATGATTGCAAATAAAAGATTGGACTTTGAAATTGCCAGACTTAAGAATTGTGGAGAACTTAAGAAACAAGGAATTTATTTCCACCCCAAAAGTCCGTATTACTCAGTATGTGCAGATATTATAGTCACTAATCCGGGTGGAGTAATTCCACAACATAGACATTCTATCCCAACACCAGTATCAAAGAAAGCAGAAGATCTTGGTGGTGTTATATCAACGTCCCCTTAATTTCCTAATTGCTCTTACGGATTCACTTCTCTCTCTTTGAACTTCTCTTCGTTCAACGACACTTAATATAACTTCTTCCTTACCCAATTTAGTAGAAGTACTTTTAATTATTTTCTTAACAGCAGGTCTAATAATTTTTAAAAGAAAATTTGCCAATGGTCTAGCAACCAATGCACTAGTTGCTGCTGCAGCAGCAATAACAGTAGTTGATACAACTGCTTCTAATGGAGGTAAATAATCTACGATATTAACAGTTTCTTCTATTACAGGTTCTTCTTTTTCTTCAGTCTTAATTACAGGTATTTCAGTTTTGGGTATAATAGGTGGTTTAATTTGGGGTGATTTAAAATCTGTCTCCGGAGGTTTATAAGGAGGGACAGGTGCTTTTGATGGTTGAAGATATTCTTCAGCATTAAAATCTATAGGTTTATATGATGGTAATGATCCATCACAAAAAGTTAATGTTCCATTTGGATCATCTTGAAGAAGAGCAGTATTCTTTGGATTGTTCTCCTTATTAGATTCTACACATCCAGGAAGATTGACAATAGGAACACCAAGTTGAATTGTTACAGGAGCAGCAGTTGGTATTGATTGTGATGGTGCCATCACATACTTAGGTATATCCATAGATCTAATAGGACTTATGGATATTGGTCGTATTTCAATATTAGGAATATTCTCCATTAATCATTCTTAAAAAGTCCAGCAATACCGGTGAACAGATGATAAAAAATCACGTAAAGAAAAAATTTATTTTCGTTATCAGATTTTTTCTTTGCAGTTGATCTCCTTCTCTTCGAATTAGAAACAGTCATACGAATTCACATTTACTATTATATATTTAACAAATCTCATTAAGTTTTCAGAAAGGTAGTGCTCCACCCGTCACAGAAGGAACTGATTGTGTAGATTCTGGAAGAACATTACCAGTCATACTAGGCATTTCTGGTAGTGAAGAATTAATCATACCAGGAAGTGCTTCAGTAATTGCTTTAGTAATTTGTTCTGTTGCTTGTTCCTTTACTTGCTCAATCATTGCATCCTTATTAACATAAAGATATGCTCCGGCACCAACAATAGATAGTGTTACCAGTCCTGAGAGTAATGCGATTCCGTTAATTAATTTTTGCATTTTAGAATTTCCTCTTAATTGCAGTTTTGTTACCAACCATCGACATTCCGATGGTAATAAGTGAAATAAACATTATAACAAATAAAGTACTCATCATTCAACTAAAGTACCATGTGCTCTGCGAATCTCACGAAGTGCTTCAAGATTCATATCCTTGGTTCCACCATCATAAGCATGAGCATATCCTTCAGTAATCATTTGTTCGTTGAGGGACACCAAGTCGTCCCCAATATATAACCAACCGAGAAGGCGACCATATTTACCGACCCCACCAACAAGTTCAGTCCTAACAGACAACTCGTCATCACCAGCAATAGTACTCTCCAACTTTTCTTTAAGCCAGTTAGTTGCGTCGATTCCAAGTGCCTTCTCCTCTAAGTTCTTCGTCCTCTTTTCCGGTGTATCAACTCCTGCAACTCTAACTCTTTCTTTCTTGTATAAATCAAACCCGAGGTCGATAGTAACATCAATAGTATCACCATCAAGAACACGATTGATCTCCGTCACTCGGAAGTTGTAACAACTCTTTCTGCTCGGTGGTGTCATCTGCCCCATCATTCATCTCCGCAAAAGCCATCTGAAGTATATTTATCACCATGACCAGTGCAAGTGCTAATGCAAGAATAACACATATAATAACCGACCACACAGGATCAGCAACATTATCAAGAGGACGCAATAATAAATTCATTTTCTATAAAGAATAAGGAGGTTGAGGAGGATCCGTTGGTACGGGTTTAATTATTGGTTGGCTATTTTCAAACTTAATTGGACCTTGCTCGACTCTTATAGTTTGAGAGGGTGCAGTTTGTGCAGCAGAATCTATTAATTTTTGTAAGTCTTCCTTACTAATTCCACCACCACCATTACCACCACTTTCTCCTGCTTTCTTTGCTGCCTGAACACCAAAGGTTGCCAAAACTCCAGTAAACACACTTGCAATAAAAGTGGGATCGAGTTTCTGTTCAGGAATACCTAAAGCAGCAGGTAACTTAATATACGCAAGTGTTAGTATTCCACCACTCCATACTAAAATAGCAAGTCGAACAAAAGTTGATAATATCTCTAATTGTTCTTCTTTGTCATCAACAGAATTTTTAATTTTACCAAAAATATTTTTATTTTTCGTTTCTTGATTCTTAACTTCTTCTTCCATTAAAAACCAGCAGGGTTCTTATATTTATGGTTTCAGAAGGTCAACTGTGATACTTGTTTTCTCTATTTGGTTAAATTTTTGGCACAATCTATCACTGGATTCATGTTCCCATTTGTGATATGTTTTTTGCAATTGGTCTTTATAATCAGAACTATCGCACAATTTCATTTCTTCGGCAACGATAGTCTTGATTAGTATATCTCTAGTTAAAGATGTCATACTTGATTTTTTGTTATCCAACAAAGAGTTCACCATTATAACACAAGAGGTTTCACAGAACTCTTCTTGGCAGGTTATCTGTTTAGGATGATATTATTTAGTAATGTAACCTTCTTTCTCCAAATACTCACGGGTTAAAGGAGTAGGTTCATACACTTCCCACATAGGAACATCGGATGCACATGCTTGAAGTGCCTCCATAGTCATTTTTTCAGTGCGACCGGCCCAACCTGCTTCTGCTTCCCATGGAACAACAGATTCTGAATAAGTTCTTTCTGCCAACACTCTCCATATCACAGGAACTTCATCCTCTGGTTTGAT